TCGTCAACGTGTAGAGCCCTGGGGGCTGGCGGACGGTCCACGTTTCGGCTGAGAGCTGTTCCCCTGGTTCCATGCTGTCAGTTTGCTTGTTTTTGGGCGCGGCCCGCACCCCTTGAAGCTCAAGGTAGAGACTTCCTGGGGGGATTCGCGATGTTCTGGTGCCCGTTCTTCTCTCGTTGCCACCAGGGTTGTTCCCTGGCACCGCCCTCCGGAAATCTCCAGCCCGGCTGCTGGCTCAACCGACCAAACGGTCGGAAGCTGGGGTTTGTCGGCGGGGCACCCTCGCGTCACCTTGGCTGGTTCGTAGGTCGGTGTGCTTGTTCCCCGTTTGCCGCTCCCCTGCTCGGCGTCGACTCAGTGTCGTTCTACCCGTCGCATTTTTTGCGGTGACCCTCCACTTGAGGAAGGACGGATTGTGATGTCATCCGGTTGTACCGGGGTGGGGGTTCGACTATACTGAGGGCCCTTCTGTTCTGCTGTTCTTGCTTTCGCCCGATGGCTTGGTGGCAGTGTAGACGATCCCCCCCGCCGCTGGTCCCCTCCTCGGCGGGGGTTTCGTCATTTTGTGGGACATGGGGGGATGATGACGGGGGTGAGGTGGGGGTTGTTCCTGGCGAGTTCGTTGAGCGCCTGTTGGATTGCTTCCCGGGTGTTGCAGTCGACGTTGTGGGTGATGGTGATGACGTTGGTGCCTGCGACCTGTTTGACGGCGTCGTCTTGTCGGCGTTGGGTGTCTTCGGAGGTGATGTCGCTGAGGGTGTTGACGGCGGTTCTGGAGTCGGTGGTGATGTCGATGATCATGAGGAGCCCCCATCCGACCGCCCCGATGACGAGGCTGAGCCCGGTGACGGCTACTGCGGTGGTGATGCGCTGCCAGAACAGGGTTCTTTGAGCGTCGCGGAGGACTTGGAGGTCGAGGTCGCTGGGTTGGTGGCTATCAGTGTCGATCACGGCATTCCTTCAGTTCGTCGGAGAGGGTTTGGTGGGCTGTTCGGAGTTTCGTGAGTTCGGCTGTGATCAGCTTGTTCTCGTTCGATTGTGCGCCGATCCGTTCGTGGGCGGCGTAGAGGCGGTCGGTCATGAGGCTGAGTTCGTAGGTGAGGGAGCGGACCCGTTCTTCGCAGTCGGCGCACGCTGCTTGCACCGCCGCCTCCAGCCGTTCGGCTTCCTCTTTGCGGCGTTCCGTTTCGAGCCGTTCGCGTTCTTGGCGTTCGCTGCTCTCGCGCTGGGCGGCTTCCCAGGCGAGCCGTTCGGCCGATTGTTGGCGTCCTGACCGGACGGCGAGGTATCCGACGGCTGCGGTGATGAGCGTTCCGGCGAACGGCAGGATGTAGACGAGGTGGGAGACGCTCGGTTGGGCTGCGGCGAGAGTCATGCCCGTCCTCCGGGTGGCGGTGTCGTGCCCTCGCCGCCCCGTCTGATGTGGCGTGCTGTGGGGTGGTGGCGGCGACTCTACCGAGCGTCCAGCCCCTGTTTCAGGGTCTGGCGGGTACTGTGTGCAGCATGGATCACTGGCTGAGGCGGGAGTATCTGAAGCTCCTCAGGTCTGGGATGACTCGGAGTCGCGCCGCGACGTTGCTTGGCGTGACGAACATGACGGTCCGCGAGGTGATGAAGCGTGACCGCCGGTTCGCTGAGGACGTCGAGCAGATCCTCGCTGAACGCAACGATGACGTCGAAGAAGCACTCTTGAAGACGGCCCTGTCCGGCAACGTCGAGGCCCAGAAGTTCTGGTTGACGAACCGCGACGAGATGACATGGGCGAACCGTTCAAGGGTCGAGCACACGGGCCGCCACGGGGGCCCGATCGAGATCGCTACGCAGGCGACGCTCGCGTTGCGGAACGCCCTCCTCGACGAGCAGACGAGAGGTTTGGCGATCGACTACGTGGACGCCGAACTCGTCGTCGAACCGGTCGGTGAACTTGGGGCCGGTGGCGATGGTTGACGGTGTCGAGGAGGACCCTGGTGGCCTCCCCCCGGAGATGGTGGAGCACTGGCGGAAGATAGCCAGCCCCGCGAACGTGGCGATCACGGCGTCGGAAGGGAAGTGGCTGCCAGCCTGGCATCTGAAGGTGATTTCTCGGGCTCTGGTTGAGGCGGAGACGTCGCCCGAGCAGACGTTTCTGAATCTTCAGGTTACGGTTCGCGGGGGGAAAGCTCTCGACGTCGACACCCCCATCCCGACGCCGGGCGGGTGGACGGCGATGGGGAAGCTGCAAGTCGGCGACGAGGTGTACGACGAGCACGGCAGAGTGTGCCGGGTGGTCGAGGCGTTCGAGCCGTACGTCACCGACGAGGCTGTTGAGGTCAGGTTCGGTGACGGCTCAACACTGGTGACGGACCGCCCCCACAAGTGGACAGCCTACAGCCGCCGCGAGGGCATGGCGCTGGGGCAGTATCGACGCCGACATGGCCAGCCTCACCGGGCGTGGCCCGACGACTGGGGCACCCAATGGGAGACGGCCAGCCGACGGTATTCGCACAACGAATCGACTGACCCGCGTACGGCGAAGGTCCGTACGACAGGCGAGATGATGGACGCTGGCGGACGGTTCTACATACCCGTCCTCGCTGCCCCCCTCGAAGCCCCCGAAGCCGAGCTGCCTATCGACCCGTACATCCTCGGGTACTGGCTGGGGGGACGGCACTCGCTGGCCGCGATCACCGGGCGCGACCTGGAGCACTTCCGTGAACAGGTCGCTGAGGCCGGGTGCGCCATCGAGTCGGAAACCCGCAACCCGGAGTCGGGCAACTGGGCAGTCGAGGTTTCGCTGGACGACGGAGGCACGCTTCAAACAGCCCTCGACCGATGCGGACTCCTCGGCAATAAGCACGTTCCAGACGAGTATCTTCGTGCTTCTCCAGCGCAGCGCCTCGCCCTCCTTCGGGGCCTCATGGACTCCGGCGGCGTCAACGACAAGACCGGCGGGAAGGTGTCGTTTGTGAACCAGAACCGCCGTCTCGCCGACGCTGTCGCCGAACTGATGTCGAGCCTCGGAACCAAAGTGTCTCGCGGTCGGCGTCCGGTGAGGGTCGGCGGCGTTGAGACGGGGGCGATCGCCTATCGGGTGGCGACCATGTGCACGTTCAACCCGTTCTCACTGCCACGAAAAGCGGAGCGGTGGTCAGACGACTCGAAAGGTTCGCTGACCCGCCGGACCAGGGTGATTGCCGGGTTCGAGACGGTGGGCACGCGGAGGGTGCGGTGTATCGCCGTCGACTCCCCGAGCCACCTGTTTCTGGCCGGGGAGCAGATGGTCCCGACCCACAACTCCGAGCTGACGACGAAGTGGAACGTCGTCTGGTATCTCGGCATGTTCGAGGCGAAACGCATCCTGATCGTGTGCGCGTCCGGGGACCTCGCCGAGAAGTTCTCCCGCGAGGCCCGCGACATCTTCAAAACGTGGGGGCCTCTCCTGTTCGGAAAGAAAGTCCGCGAAGACATGTCGGCGGTCGACGAGTGGGGAACGAGCGACGGCGGGTTCGTCCGGGCCGTCGGTGCCGAATCGAAAGGCATCACCGGATACGGTTTCGACCTCATCGTGATCGACGACCCGGTGAGCGACGCGAAGGCCGCCCGGTCCGAAGTAATGAAGAAGAACCTGCTGGAATGGTATTCGGGGACGCTGAGAACGCGTCTCCAGCCTGGCGGGACGATGGTTCTGGTGATGGCACGGTGGACCGACGACGACCTGTCCGGCACCGTCGTCGAGAAAGCGGTCCGCGAAGGCACCGGGGACCCGTGGAAGATCATCAAGATCAGCGCGATCGCCCGCTGTCCCCTCCCCGAACCAGACCCTGACGACCCGGATTTCGCCGCGCTCTCACTTGAGCGCTCCGAGTGGCGTGACGAATGGGGCCGCTCTGACGGGGACAGCTTCTGGCCGGAAATGTGGCCCGCCGAGGTCCTCGAACGGATCGCCGAAGGTTTGCCCGACCCGACAGCGTGGGATGCCCTGTACCAGCAGGACCCGGTAGCGAAATCCGGGAACGCGTTCGAGCGCGGCCACTGGCGGCGCGTCGACCCGCTCGACGTCGCGATCGTCGACCGCGTCAGGGCGTGGGACCTCGCCAGCTCGGAGAACAAAGGCGACTGGACTGTCGGGGCGCTTCTGGGGCGCACCAGCGACCGTCGCACCGTCATCCTCGACATCGTGAAAGGCAGGTGGTCCCCCGACCGCGTCGAGGCCGAAGTTCTCGCCGCAGCGGACCGCGACGGCATGGAGGTCCGCATCCGCATGGAAACCCCGAAAGGCGATTCCGGGGTCACCGCGCTGCACTACGAGAACCTGCTCCACCACCGCGACTTCGCCGGATGGCCGGTGAAAGGCAAGAAAACGGAGCGGGCGGCGATCATGTCGGGTTCCCACAAG